CTCCTTTGACCATTGGCTGCCGAAGCCCTGAGAGAACCCAAGCAGTAGCAATAAAATCAATTCCATTATTCTGTCTCCACCATTTTGTACACTATTTCCACGTCGCAGACGTCACCCAATATGCCGCCTAAATCGGCTCGTGAAAAGTAGGGTGCGCTGATGGTTCCTATGTGCCAGTTGCCTTGTCCATACTCAGAATCCAACCACTCGCACAGGTTGTCTATGTATGCTTCATCATCATCCTCGATTCCGGTGTAGTCATTGTTCACCAGCGCAGACAAGGCCCACGCTGGTATTTTGTAGGTGTCGCTCTCGAATTGAATTGTCATTAGTAGTCTACTCCTCGTTTCCCTAGTTTCCTCAACCACCGCAACAATGGCGCTCTGTTTTTAATACGCATGACCACGCGCGCAGGATCATCGTGTCGTTTTGTATAGTCCAGAACTTCCCATTGGTGCTCCATGTGGTCGTACCAGATGACGTATCCTAGAAAGTGCATTAGTCCGTTCCCTCAGGTTGTAATTGATTCAATGGTGGCGCACCAGTCTCTACCTAGTAGCTTTTCAGCATCGGAGTAGACAGTCGCTAGATCAGCATGCGGTGCCCAGTTCCTAATGTGTATGGTTGCATCCGCATCGGTATCACGAAAGACTGATCGGAATCTTCCGGAGTCAGTGTTGAATATCAGCACTTCCAGACCGTCTTCAGCGTTTACCAATTGGTCGATTAAATCTGTTGTATGCATTATGCCACCTCCACAAGTGAGTTGATGTAGTCCTGAGACACTGTGCGGCCTACGTCCTTACCGCCTAGATACTGATTGATGTGCTTCGTGGTAGTGACTGAGTAGTGCTGTGCAGTCCTGAAGGCTCCCTGATCGTCATAGCCAGCGACGGGCGTTCGGTAGCTGAAGAGCACCGTAGTATTGCCCACAGTGAGTTCTGTCATATTGCTCTTGATTGGTCGTAATTGCATCTCGTGTTGTCCTCATGTAATGTCAGTTGATGTGCCCATCATACGCTCATGGATGCTGAAGTCCAGCACTTTTTGCACGATCCATGATATCTCCAGAATCTTGAGGTTTCTACAGATTGTCTATTGTTGGCACAGTCTGTGCTAGTGCTGTCTAGTGGGTACTACATAGGCCCTCACATGTCAACACTTGACTCCCAGCTCCACCTATGGTTGCGCCCCGTGTCGCTACCACGGATCGCACCTTATGTCAACACTTGACAGCCCGTGTCATCTGTGGTTGCACCTCGTGTCGCTACACTAGTTTGGCCATCGTGTCAACACTTGACAGCTTGTGCTGTCTGTGGTAGGCCCAGAGTTGGCACGATTCTTGCCTTGGTGGGTCAAATGTTGGACCCGGGGAGGGGGATTGACTGTTGTAAATATTTGTAGTAGCACCCCGGGCACAAAATAGGTCAAATTTGAGTAAAAATTAAGTAAAACTGACGTTTATTCACGAGTTGCATGTCTTTGATTCCCCTCAGGAATACATGAGCAAGCTCAAAACAACAAAAGGTGCGCCCCTGGCGGCACAAATGTAGTAAAAAGTACACCAAATGTAGTAAAAAGTACACCAAAGTTCTTGACTTTTGTAAAAAAATATGGTATAATATAAAGCAGATACTAAGGAACAAATAATGTTTAGCAACAACAGCGATAATTAATCTTATTTAAGGAGTAGCTGAGGCTGCTCAACATCAGTATCTCCTAAGACAAAGGAGGCAATACGATTGTCAGAAGAAGAAACATTAGTTAAACCTAGAAAACGAGGTAGACCTAAGAAATCATTAGTAGAAGCACACAAGAGTGGCTCCAGAGGTGCAGTAGGTAGACCCAAGGGTGACGCAGCTATCATCAATGAGTACAAAGCTCGTATGTTAGCGTCACCTAAGTCCCAAAAAGTCCTTGACAGCATCATGAATGCTGCACTAAACGATGAACATAAGAATCAAGCAGCAGCATGGAAGCTACTAATGGACCGTATGTTACCCATTAGTTACTTTGAGAAGGACAAATTAAGTGGTGGTAGGAACAGTGTATCCATTACCATCAGTGGCATCAACACAGAAGCTACAATAGACACGGGCAGCACTTTAGAAGGAGACTACACTGAACATGAGTGAGTTCAAGTACTTTACTATTGACGAGTTTGACTGTAAGGAGACTGGTAAGAACGAAATGTCCACCAAGTTCCTACACAGGTTGGACGAGCTTAGAGAAGCCTGTGGTTTCCCTTTTACAATCACAAGCGGCTACAGGTCAAGAGAACATAGTGCCGAAGCACACAAGAAAACTGTCGGGCAGCATGTACTTGGTGTAGCCGCTGACATTGCTGTAGCTGACGGTGTACAACGTAGGAAGATCATTGAGGAAGCACTCAAGATGGGCTTCAAGGGTATCGGTGTAGCCAAGAGCTTTGTCCATGTGGATGACCGTGTAACTACACCAGTGATGTGGACGTACCAAATGAAGTATTCCATAGGTAAAAACCTGACGGCTGGTGTATCCAACACGTTATTCACAGTACCAGAAGGCTACCACTGTTACGTCACGTACCTGTTCATTGCTAACGCTGGTGGCTCCACAGCCTCCGTGAGCGCTAGTTGGAACGACGGTTCTACCATTACCTTCCAAGGTGCCAAGTCAGTCAACGGTGGTGACAACTTAGTCTTTGGTGGCCCAGAAGGTGCAATCCTAGTTATGACAGACGGAGATTACCTAAGCATTACACCGGACGCGGGTTCAACCTTTACAGCTATTTGTACGTTTGAGATGATCCCGCATCAAGCCAGTAACTTTGACCTAACGATCTAGTGTCGGAATTAAACATCCAGTTGCTCCCGTGGCAACAAGAGGTCTGGGAAGACCCCACAAGATTCAAGATCGTTGCTGCTGGTAGACGTACAGGTAAATCACGGTTAGCTGCTTGGTTGCTGATTGTGAATGCACTACAGACTGACAAAGGTACGGTGTTCTACGTAGCGCCTACTCAGGGTCAGGCTAGGGACATCATGTGGGAGACCTTGTTGGACTTGGGGCACCCAGTGATCTCAAGTAGTCACATCAACAACCTGCAGATTAAGCTGGTCAACGGTGCAACAATCAGTTTAAAAGGCGGAGACAGACCAGAGACCATGCGTGGTGTCTCCCTGAAGTTCTTAGTGTTGGACGAGTACGCTGACATTAAGCCCGATGTTTGGGAGCAGATCCTAAGGCCAGCACTGGCTGACCAGAAGGGTAATGCGTTGTTCATTGGCACACCAATGGGACGTAATCACTTCTATGATCTGTACAAGTACGCAGAGTTGTCAGAGGACGACTCCTATAGATCATGGCACTTTACTAGCTATGACAACCCACTACTGGATAAGGAGGAAATAGATACCGCTAAGAAGTCCATGTCCAGCTACGCGTTTCGTCAGGAGTTCATGGCGTCCTTTGAAGCCAAAGGCTCTGAGATGTTCAAAGAGGACTGGATTAGTTTTGCAGACAAGAGACCTGAGTTCTTTGACTGTTACATTGCTGTGGACTTAGCGGGCTTTCAGGACGTATCCAAAAAGAAATCAAAGAATACCAAGTTGGACAACACAGCGATTGCTGTTGTGTTTGCCAATGAGGACGGGTGGTACGTAGAGAATATCATTTATGGGCGCTGGACACTGGAAGAAACAGCACAGAAGATCTTCCAAGCCGTTAGGGACTACAAGCCAATTAGTGTAGGCATAGAACGAGGCATAGCAAAACAGGCGGTAATGTCCCCCTTGACAGACATGATGAAACGGAATGGGTTCTTCTTTAGAGTGGAAGAACTGACACACGGTAACCAAAAGAAAACTGACCGTATCATGTGGGCTTTGCAAGGTAGATTTGAACACGGCCTAATAGCGCTCAGCAAAGGGGAATGGAACAGCAGGTTCCTAGATGAGTTGTTCCAGTTCCCCGATGTATTAACGCATGATGACCTAGTGGACGCTTTGGCCTACATAGATCAGCTTGCAAAAGTGCCTTACACTGGCGACTTAACTGAGTACGAGGACTTTGATGTCCTAGACTCCGTATCGGGATATTAATATATGGAAGATTTCAACGAAGAAAACAAACCGTTGATGATTGAGGAACACTTAGAAGACTGGGTGATGCACAAGTGTAACTCATGGCGTGATCACTTTGAATCCAACTACTCAGAAAAATTTGATGAATACTATCGCTTATGGCGTGGTATCTGGGCACAGGAAGATGCAACTAGAGGTTCCGAACGTTCTAAAATCATTAGCCCAGCGTTGCAGCAGGCTGTTGAAAGCTCTGTGGCAGAGATTGAGGAAGCAACATTTGGCAGAGGTCGTTTCTTTGACATCAAGGACGACGCTAATGACCCTGAAAAAGCGGACATTGTATTTCTCCGTAATCAGCTGCATACAGATTTTGAAGCTACTAAGGTACGTAAAGCAGTGGCTGAATGCCTTATTAATTCGGCTGTCTTCGGAACTGGAATCGCTGAAATAGTCATCTCAGAAGAGAAAGAGATGGCACCGGCAACCCAGCCCATCATGGGTGGGGACCTGACTGCCGTAGGTGTAAACATCAGGGACAGGACGATCTGTAAGCTACGTCCAGTCATGCCACAGAACTTCCTGATTGACCCAGTAGCCACGAGTGTGGAAGAAGCACTGGGTGTTGCTGTTGACGAGTTTGTATCCCGACATCTCGTGGAGCAGCTACAGGAGTCCGGTGTGTACCGTGAAGCTGACTTGGGTGGCTCTGCTCCTGACTTTGAGATTGAACCCGACAGGGACCTCACAGTTTACTTGGACGACAAAGTACGTCTTACGAAGTACTATGGTCTTGTGCCTCGTTACCTCTTGGACGACGCACAGGCCGAAGAAGGCGAAGAAGTGTTATCAGAAGACGATAACGATTCTTACTACGTAGAAGCCATCGTTGTCATTGCTAACGAAGGGACTCTGCTGAAGGCAGAAGCTAACCCCTACATGATGCAGGACAGACCCATTGTTGCTTTCCCATGGGACGTAGTACCTTCGCGTTTCTGGGGTCGTGGTGTGTGCGAGAAGGGCTACAACAGCCAGAAGGCTCTTGACGCTGAACTCAGAGCACGTATTGACGCTCTGGCGCTCACAGTGCATCCAATGATGGCTATGGACGCTACACGTATCCCACGAGGGTCACGTCCAGAAGTCAAAGCTGGTAAACTCCTACTGACCAACGGTAATCCACAGGAAATCTTACAGCCGTTTAACTTTGGTCAAGTCAACCAGATTACCTTTGCACAAGCAGATGCCCTTCAGAAGATGGTACAGACCGCTACAGGGGCGATTGACTCAGCAGGCATAGCGGGGTCCATCAATGGTGAAGCAACCGCAGCGGGCATCAGCATGTCTCTGGGAGCCATCATCAAGCGCCACAAGCGTACCCTGATTAATTTCCAAGAATCATTCCTGATTCCTTTCGTTACCAAAGCTGCACATCGGTACATGCAGTTTGATCCTGAGCATTACCCCGTGTCGGACTACAAGTTCCACGCTACGTCAACACTGGGCATCATGGCCCGTGAATACGAGGTCACTCAGCTAGTACAACTGCTGCAGACCATGAAGGCTGACTCACCACTCTATGGTTCTCTGATCTCAGCCATCATCGACAACATGAACATCAGCAACCGTGAAGAACTGATTGCACGTCTTGAGCAGGCATCGCAGCCCACTCCGGAACAGCAACAGGCTGCACAGCAAGCACAACAGGCACAGCTTGAGTTTCAACAGTCCCAGACAGCAGCACTCATGGGTCAAGCTCAGGAGTCCCAAGCTAGGGCACAGAAGATCATTATTGAATCTCAGGCGATACCACAGGAACTCCAAATCAGTAAGATCAAGGCCATCACTACTAACCTACAGGCAGGAGACCAAGACGACAAAGAGTTTGAGCGTCGCCTGAAGGTCGCTGAGCTTGCTCTGAAGGAAAAGGACATTAAGCTTAAGGAGAAGTCCTCAGTTCTGAGCTTGGAGCGTAGAAACAGCGAGAAGAAAGCTGAAGAGCAACTCATGAGTAGGATCATGCAGTGAACGTAGACCTCAAGATTGCAGCGGTCTATGACAAACTTGAGCAGAAGATCAATGCTGTCACAAAAGCTGCTGGTCCTAAAGGTGACAGAGGCGATCAGGGTCCAAAAGGTGACTCCGGTAAACAAGGCCCAGTTGGTCCTGTAGGTCCAAAGGGTGACAAAGGAATTGATGGGAAGACTGGCAAGGACGGTAAAGACGGTAAAGACGGAGTTGGTATAGAGTCCATTGAAGAAGCTATAGACGGTAGCATTGTCTTCAATCTTTCCGACGGTTCCCAGTACGACGTTGACGTATCTGGTCTGATGCAGGAGGCTACGCAGAACATAGTCTCTTCCAACACAGTCCGGCTACATGATAAAACATGGATTGACTATGTAAACGGATATACGACAACTCCTACGCTGCTATCAACGATAGCTGACGGAGACGTATATGAATATACCTACACTAATACAACACTCTACAGATTAGTTCCATCAGGTTCTGCTATAGACTCGTTCTATACAGCATTCTCCGGTGGGGTTCTTAGCGGTTTAGTTGTTGAAAAAACAATTATAGTTTGAGGATAACAAATGGCTATTGCTACAGATATTGCTATTGACGGCAGCGGTAATATCTACTACAAGGGTGCAGTACACGGCGCAGCTGGCGCTGGTTACTACACTGTCTTGGAGTTACACCGCTTCCTACAAGATCTAGCAGACGACGCAAGCGCATCCGGAGATGATCTTATTGACATCACGAGCGTCACACCGTCTGACAGATCAACTGACAACATTATTACAATAAAGACTGGCTACCAGTTAGACGACGCTAATGCTAGTGCTACTGACGCCATCTCTGAACACTTGTACGATGGCTCCGTCATTCAGGAAGGCGACGGTACAATCTATGACGGTATGTTTGTAATTGCTGCTGAAGGAATGGACCTTCAGATTCTGCAAAACGGCGCTATCGTTACGAATGACTTCTGGAACACAGTCCCTAACGGTCTGTCAACCAAAGGCTTAAACAGAGATTCTGCTAACGGTGTTTCACATCGGTTCCTGCTCAAAGTAAACAACGCAGGTACTGAGATTGACGGTAGACGTCTCATCGGTATGACTCGTGAAACCGGGTTTACCTACTCAGAATTTAAGATTAACGGTACGTCACGAGGTAACAACGTACTTGCATTAACCTATGCTGCTGACATTAACGATACAACTGACGCTTCCGGTAGAACGACTATTACCAACACGGAAGGCTATCGTTCATTAGACATCAGCGGAGACGGTACTTCTGAGCCTTACTACTCAGAATGGAATATGGATACATATACCAGTAAAGAGTTCTATGAGCGCATGAAGTACATCACTCGTCGTGGTGAGACTGCGCTTATCTATGGCTTAGAAGGTCGTGTATTCAGAGGAGTTACACACCAGCTTGACGGAACACAATCAAGCGGTACGTTCGTTGAACCAGAAAGCCTGAGTTGGACTGGTGGTACTGGACAGTTGTTGGCTATTGACAGCACAACAGCAGGTACTAAGATCTGGATGCAGATTCTCACAGGTACTGCTCCAACAACAGGTAACGTAACGGGTAACGGTGGTGCTATCTTTGCAGTCTCCGGTGCTACTGACCGTACCGTATCAAGTCCTTTCTGTGGTCAGTCCACTGGTTCAGCACTTATTGGTGCCTATGGCTTTGGTATGGAAGTTGCCGATACGTCAGCCTCCGACACCTTTACGGACTTGACTGCTACCACGGTCAACCCACCAAACAACGTAACGTTTACAGTTAATGGCATTGTTTCTGGTGAGGACCGTGTACTTGTTGGTCCTGCTAACGGCTCTGCTTTACGTACTGACCAGTTTAACTTAAATACAGCTGTTACTGGTGCTTCCACGTCAGTTATCGTAGAGACTGGTAGTGAAACTATCGGTGCTTCTACGCCAAACCAAACGGACACACCTACGAGCGGAACTATTCGTGTTAAAGGTGATGATGGTGTTTATCATCGTGTGCCCTACACAGGTTTGACTAAAGCGTCCACTACACTTACATTCACTGGCTGTTCTAACGTACCTACGGCGTCAATTGCTAATGATGTGTTTATTAGTTACATCGACAAGGTAGCTGCAAGCAGCAGTGAGTCCTACACTACTGTATTCTCCACAGGCAACCCACGATCTCTGTTTATCCGTGTTCGTGACGGTGGTACTGCTGGAGATACCGTCCCAATTAAGACTTTTGAAAGTACAGGCACACTAGGATCTGCCGGAGGTACTTCTACAGCAATTAGGACGAGTGATGCTTAATGGCTACAATAGCTACGGATCTTACGGATTACGCGTTAGCTGAAGCGACATCAGACACCACTGGAGTTGGCGGGACTTGGACTCAGTTCGGCTCCGGTGGTGGTACTGGTTTTGGCGCTGGTGTTGACTTTGCTATGCAAGGGACTAACGCCGTGGATCTTAAAGTCAGCAACAGTGAGAAAGGGGCAGCAGTAACGTTAAACTCTGCCCAAACACTGTCTGCTGGAGATCACGTATTTGTCTGGACGTTTATTGCAACGCCGGGACTAACTAATGACATTCAGAACAAAGGTTCTGCTGTTATCGTAGGTTCTGCCAGTAACGCATACGTTCAGTACCATGTAGCTGGTAATGATACTTTTGGTGCACAGGGTCGTGTAGGTTTGTGTTATCCTATAGACTACTCCGTAAGAACAGCTAACGCTTCTGCGCCCTACAGAACATTGCAGGGAAGCCCATCAGCAACACCGCAGTACATAGGACACTCTGCTAACATAACAGCAACCGTAAAAGGTAATAACGTTGCTTGTGATGCTGTTAGAGCAGGCACAGGTATCTACGTTACTGCTGGAACTGCTGGATCACCCGCTACGTTCTCAGAAGCAGCTACATCTAATGACAACGTAAGCAACCGATGGGGTGTTCTTACGTCTCTGGGCGGTACTTCGTATGAACTACAGGGCTACTTCGTAATAGGTCAGGACTCTAGCCAAACTCCTACTCAAGCGTACTTTGCTGACTCAGGCGCGTCCATTACGTTCATTAATACCATCCATGCTGCATCAGACTTCACAAGAGTCGTCGTGGACCACGCAAGCACAACTTGCAACTTGGACTCCATCAGTTTTTCAGCAGCAGGGTCAACGAACAGAGGACGCTTCATAGTTAATAACGCCAGTTCAACCGTAGCACTCACTGGTTGTTCTTTTGGTGACATGAACATCACCACGTTACAAGCTGGAGTAACAGCTACTGGCTGTACTTGGCGAGGCTGTGAAAAAGTAACACAGAACAGTGCCACATTGACTAACTGTACATTCACAGGAAGTACAGCGGCTGTTGCTTTGGAAGTAAACAGCCTCAACGACGTAACTGGCTGTAGTTTTACATCTGCTGGTACAGGACACGCAGTTGACTTAGGTACTGTCTCCAGCAGCACCTCAGTAAGCTGGGACTGTACTGATAGTGGTTATGCCGGTACTAATGGGTCTACAGGAAACGAGACAATACTTGTCAACGTAGCTTCTGGGCAGACACTAACTATCAACGTAACTTCTAATGGAACTACGCCTACTTACTACAACACAGGAAGCGGGACGGTAAGCATCGTTAGTGGTGCTGTGACAGTCAAAGTCACTGTTAATGACTCTTCAGGCAGTCCTATTCAAAATGCTAGAGTCTACTTAACCAGAGCCTCTGACAGCGCTGTTGTTCTCAGTGGTCTGACCAATGCTTCCGGAGTTATTCAGGACACAGCCTACACGTACACAGCGGATGACAATGTATCCGGTTGGGCTAGGAAATCATCAGCATCGCCATATTATAAGGAAGGGCCTATTTCGGGAACAATTACTAGCACAGGTTTTAGTGGCACTGCTATCCTTCAATTGGACGAGTAACTATGGCAATAACAATAGACTGGGGAACTAAAGTCATCAGTGTCCCAAAAGCTGACACGACGCTGATACAGTCCAGCCCAACGGAGATTCGTCAGCTCAACTTGAACACGTTCAGGCTTACATTGAAGGATCTTGAAGATTCTGAAGAAGGTATGGCGTATCTGAGAACGCACAACCACAACACCTCAGTAACCGTAGGTGGCGTAACGTTGGCTCGTGTTGTTGAGATTATTAATGGCTATACAGTGACCTTTGAGGACGGTCAGTATGCTGTTAACCTTGTTGGTGCAAACAGTAATGTCGGAGATGTTGTTAACGTTAACCAAGTGTCTGTACGATCTGCCAACAGTGCAGGTTTGCAAGATCTGTCTGTATTGTTATCTGCTGCATATCAGGGCGAGGTTTGCGTGGATACCGTCAATGGTCAGTCTGGTACTGACGTTCCTCTTGGCACGAGAACTCAGCCTGTTAATAATTTCGCTGATGCAAAGACTATAGCGGAGAAAGAAGGTTTAAGACGTATTAGGATTCTCAGTTCCTGTACTTTGGACACTGTGGACTTCTCAGACGGCTACGTATTCACCGGAGACAATCCGGGTACTGATGTTCTTACTGTGGCTGAAAG